GCAACAGTACATCCACTTTATGCAAACTAAAGGAATAGCAAATGGCAAACAAAGTTTACATCAACGAAGAAACAGCCAAGACATGGACGGACACCGGCGGGGATTACGTCATGGATCTAGGCAGCCTTCCAGCAGGCGACGTGAAAGTCGGCGCACAAGGTGACCTCGGTGCAGCACCTAGAGCCGATCAGTACATGTTCAAGTTCGTCATTGACGGGTTTGATACAGCACCAGTCGTTGGTGAGTCAGTGGATATTTATTTGGCTTTTTCCGACGGAACCTATGTTGACGGTGATGTAGGAACCGCAGACGCAGCAGGCTTTACAGCGGATCTCCCGAACCTGATGTACCTTGGTAGTGCATCGGTTCAGACAACGACTGCTGCGGACAACCTAATCATCAGTGGACTTGTGAACATCCCGTTCAGGTATGTATCGCCGGTGGTTCACAACAATACTGCTGATGCACTTCTTGGGACATCGGATGCACACAAGTTCATTTTGACACCAGTTCCACCAGAGGTGCAGTAAGTTGACGATCATACGTCCAACGACGATTAACGCACGTTTCTCCCAGCCTGTTGGATTGGGTGGGGAGAAGTTGTGGCTGTGTCCTACCCTCGGTGGAGATCGTTTGGACTTATCTGGTAACGGTAATCATGGCACTTATCAAGGCGGCATGGGTACTGTTGCGGATAAATATAAGGGAGATCGTGCTTACAAGTTCGATGGATCGAGTGATCGCATCAACTTCGGTGACATACTCGATGAAACTGTTTGGACTTCAGGTAAGTGGACTATTTCAGAATGGGTCTACCCACAGCACAGTACATTCAACTTTTTGTTGTGCAAATACATCAATGGTCAGCAACAGCAATTCATAACTGCCGCTAGGGATGTCGGAAGCGGGCTAAGAGCAAACATGATTGCTTACGGACATCTTTCCTCGCAGGTGTGGCGGGGATTTCAGGGAGACACCCCACTGTCTCTCAACGAGTGGTATCACCTTTGCTTTGAATATGACAGCAGCAAAACGGCAGACAATCAGGTTCGCATTTTTGTTAATGGGATCAAGCAGAATCTAAATATATGGGCAAGTTCTGGAACAGTCGTAAACATCCAAAATGGTAGCGAAAGCCTGCTTATCAATGGACTTGTGAATTTCAACCCTACGTTTACTAATCCATACAGATTCGATGATGTACGGGTTTACGACAGGCATTTAACACCAACAGAAATAAAACACTTAGCGTCACACCGAGGCGTACTAGGAAGTCCAAGACAGCCATACGATCCACTCAAACGAACGGTCGTAAGAGTTCCGGCAGCCATCCCAGCGGCAACAAAGATAGGCTCGTTTAAGAAGCCTACGACGATCATCAAGCCGAGCTATCAGTCTGGTTATGCACGCAACGCTAGTGAGAGCGAGAACCCTAAGCTGTGGGATGGTTTGGTTGGGGCTTGGATGCCTAGCCTTGGTGTAACTGGTGAGACTCTCAGGGATGTCTCAGGGAATGGTAATCATGGCACTCTAAATGGCATGGATGCTGCCAGTGATTGGGTGGCTTCTGGTAAGGGGTTGGCTTTAGATTTTGATGGAGTGGATGATTATGTTAATTTTGGAAACATATTGAACGATGTTTTTGCTGGTGCTGATAAAAAATTCTCCATAATGTCTTGGGTTAATTATAATACTCTCGACCTAAATGGTAATTTCATCGTAAATAAGCAAGGAGACTCTGTTTTTAATGAAAATCAGAGACAATTTGTTTTTCTAGTAAGAAATCCTAATAACGCCTATGGTAGTTATGAGCTAGAGTTTTTCACCTTTTTTAACCTCGGCATAACAAACTATAGAGGTTATAGAACTGTCGGCGCTGATATTCAAACTGGTAGATTTTACCACTTTTGCGTTTCTTACGACGGAACTATAGATGGACCTGATAGATATGGGTTATTTGTAGATGGCGTGAAATATCCTGTGACACCTACTTTCACGCAGGGATCTTGGGGCAATATTCAGTCTGGTACAGCTAGGCTGGCGATGGGCGCACAAATAGGTTCGTCATCTAGCTCTCCATTCTTTGTTAGTGACGCAAGTATTGCAAACACTTCCATCTACAACCGCGCCCTATCCCCATCAGAAATAAAACAACTCTACGTTGATAGCCTAGCACCGTTCAGACGCAAGCAGCGTGTATCGGTCGCTGTTCCGGCAGCAGTCGCACCATCAGCAACGTATCATCCACTTCGATCATTAGCTCATCCTTTAGAGCAATAGGTAATTAAATGGCATCAAGTCAAATTGCATACGCAGGATCAGACGTAGTGGTAACGCTGAACGTCATTGATTCAACAGGCACACACCAAGCAGCAACAGGTCTTAACGCAAGTCGGTTGAGTTCACATCCGTCTGCTGTACCAGTGGTAACGAACCCGAACTCCGAGCCGGGAGTGTATGTCTTAACATGGTCGAGCTTATCTCCGGCTACGTCCGAAGGCGACAGCATCGTTGCACTCATCGAGGGTAGCGTTGGTGCAACTGCCTTTAGTACCTATGCGATACCCTTGAAGGTCGTTGCTAACGAGCGTGGAACCGACAACGCATCAACATTCGATAACACTGTTGATACGGTCATCACAGATGCAGCATCACGAACAGCATCACAAGCTGATGTAAGTCTGCTGGCTAGTGCTGCGGATCTTGCAGTAGTCGATGGACACGTCGATGCAATCAAAGCTAAGACAGACCAGCTTGCGTTCACTGTTGCTAATCAGGTCGATGCCAACAGTCTTACAGGCGGGACATCGCCTGCGGACATTTACACATACTTCACCAGTGGCACGAACGAAGATGCGTTCAAGGCTGATGTGTCGGGTCTTTCTACATTCGATCCGACAACTCAGTCTGTCACTGTAGGAACGAACAACGATAAGACCGGCTACGCACTATCATCTGCTGCTAATGATGCCATCGGTGCGGCGTTCCTAGCATATACACTGACAAAAGGATCTCCCGGTACGATTGAGCGTGCCTTCTGGCAGAGCCTCAAAGCTACTCAGCTAACCGATGGTGAAGTCAGTGGTACACCAACTGCATCGGCATTTGATACTAACCTGACGGCTGTGACAGGTGCTTACGATCATCTGCTGCTGCTGTTCACATCAGGAAGTCTTGCTGGTGAAGCTCGACCGATTGCGACTTACAATTCGACCAATGGACGCATTACTTTGCAGGAATCTTTGACTGCTGCTCCAAGTAGTTCTGATGAGTTCATCGTTGTGCCGGATCATACCGATCCGATATCTGAGATCTATGCGTACTTCACAGATGGAAGCAACGAGGACGCATTCAAAGCTGATGTCTCAGCTCTCGCGACACAGGCAAGCGTTGACACTATCGACGGCATCGTGGACGCGATCAAGGTTAAGACAGACGAGCTTACCTTTACCGTTCCTGGTTCAGTTGATGCTACGGCTACAGTGGTTGGTGGAGACGCGACCGCTGCTAATCAGACTACGATCATTAGTCATCTAACAGACATCAAAGGCGGGACATTCGACGACACTACAGACAGTCTCGAGGCAATTCGAGACCGTGGAGATATTGCATGGGCGACGGCTGGAACTGGCATTTATAGTCTTACAGTCACGGTAAAAGATGTGTCTGATAATTTGATTAGTGGTGCGAGAGTCAATATTGATGGAACCGCAAGTACGTTGACAAGCAACTCATCGGGGCAGGTTGTGTTCAATTTAGATGCAGGATCGTACACGCTTGTGACAAGTCCTCCATCTGGGTATCAGACTCCAGCAAATGTGAGTGTGACTGTAAGTAGCGATGATTCGTCCGAAATTATTTTGACGGCAACATCGACAACTTCAGATGCTGGCTGGCTAGGATGAGCAAACGATTCTGTCGGTGCGGCGCAGTTGTTAAAGACTTTTGTGAAAGATGCGATGGCAATAGGCACAAAGCATCGGCAAAAGGGTATGACAGCAGATGGACGCGACTTAGTCGTGACATCCGAATGGAGCGGCCATTGTGCGAAGACTGCGAGTCGGAAGGGAGGGTTCGCCCATCCGAAGAAGTACATCATATAAAAGGATCGCAAGTCGCTCCGCATTTAATGTATGAGCGATCGAATTTGGTAGCATTGTGTTTCGAGTGCCACAAACGCCGCCACGGTGGGAAACTTCGTAAATACAGGAACTGATCATGGGAAGAGGAAGAAAACCGCTAGCACCCGAAGTGCATGAGCACAACGGAAGCTATAGAAAGAATCCTAACCGAGAAAACAAAGAGAGACCTGTCATCGATGGGTTGAGCCCAGATCCTCCCGAATGGTTTGGAGACCTAGAGCTAGAGGTTTGGTATGCACTCTGTGCCGATCTTGAGCAGAAAGGAATTCAAGACACTTCAAATCGTGAACTACTAATAGCATACTGCACCGCATATGTCGGTTGGTTTGAGTGCAGGAAAATGGTTGTCGAGAACGCATACACAGTGATCGACAATCAAGGCAATGTAAGAAGGCATCCAGTCGCGACCGATATGCATAAGTTTCGGGAGCAGATGAACAAGATAATTCCTGAATTTGGTTTGTCCCCATCGTCGCGAAGTAGGTTGGTAAGCTTAAAGCAGGATGAAGAAAAGAATCCATTCGGTGAGCTTCTTAATAAACTGCAAGACAGGAGCAACAACTAGTGATTGCAAGTGCTGCACTCAAAAAAGCTGATGGATACGTCGATGATGTCCTGAGTGGCAACATTGTCGCATGTCAGCTAGTGCAGCAAGCGGTTCAGCGTCATGTCAATGATCTGTCAAAGGAATCGACCAAAAGCTTTCCATATCATTTTGACAAGTTAGCCGCAGAAGTGGCGATTGAGTTTATTGAAAACATGATCTGCCACAGCATTGGCGACTTCAAGTCCATGCCATTTATCCTCGAGCCATGGCAAGCGTTTGCGATTGCCAACATATTTGGATGGAAGCGAGACGATGACGACTCTCGTCGGTTCCGCAAAGTCTATTGGAGCATGGGCAGGAAGAATGGCAAAAGCTGCATAGGTGCGGCCATTGCAATCATGATGGCGAGCTTCGACATCAACCCTAAAACGAGAAGCCTAGAAAGCGTTGCAGAAGTGGTTTTGTCTGCCACAAAAAAAGAGCAAGCTAAGGTTATTTACTCTGAGATAGAGCGAATGAGGGCTCAGAGCAGGTACATTAGCGAGATGTCAACGAACATCAATAAAGAGATCAAGTTCAAGCACAATTTAGGCTCGATTCGCTGCTTAGGATCAGACAAACCCTTCGATGGGCTGAATCCCACGTGTTGTATAAAAGACGAACTCCACGCCTGGAGAGAGACGCATAGAAAGTTTTACGACACTCTCGAGACTGGTAGCGGCTCGAGGTCGCAACCTCTGCTGCTAACACTGACCACTGCTGGAGACGATAAGAGCAATATATGGATGAGCGAGTACAACTATGCGAAATCCATTCTCGCTGGCGATTTTGCAGACGAACAATTCTTTGGGTATCACTTTCAGGTGGACGAAGACAAAGATGTTCTAGATCCGAATAACTGGACAATGGCTAATCCAAACCTGAACGTATCGCTAAAGGCTGATTACCTAGAACAGATGGCGATTGAAGCGGCTCATGACGAGCTAGCTTTAAACAGGTTTAGGCGATATCACGCAAATCAGCTAGTCAGCAGCACTAGTCGAGCGTTTAACCTCAATGAGTGGGACAAAGCAGAAGGTGCGTTGTCAGACTGGAATAAAGCGGACGCTATAGGATGCGGAATTGATCTCGGAGGAAGAGACGATTTCTGCTCGTATAGTCTGACAGCCCGGTTCCAAGATGGCTACGGTGACGACGGCGAACCGATCTTCAGGTACGAAGCAAAGTCGTACGCATATATTGCAACAGATACAAAAAGAGACTTGGCAGTAAAGCCGTTCTCGGAATGGGTTCATAAAGATTTGTTGCAGGTCACCAAGTACCCAGTGTCGAAAATGGTCGTTGACATGGTGAGAGATCTGCGAAGATATAGGGTCGATTCAGTTGCATACGATCCGTACAACGGTCAGCAGATTAGTGAAGAGATCGAGCAGCAAGGGTTCGAGATAGCGAGAATGTCGCAAACCTGTCAAATGTTCCATGCACCGATTTGCGACTTCAAGGCAATGTTGGCAGATGGAAGATTTAGGCACGATGGAAATCCACTGTTGCGATGGTGCGTCGGCAACGCAGTGCTGGTCAGTGATGCTCAGAATCGAGTTATGTTCTCAAAGCGTGACTCGAGCGAGAAGATTGATCCATGTGTGTCGATGATTATGGGTTTCTGGCGAGCGTCAGTTCAACCGAAGCGAGCAACCGGCAAGATGTTTGTTTACTAAAGGGCATATAAGTGATACGAAAACTATTCAACGCATCTTCGTCACTTTCTCAGCCGACTCAATGGCTGGTTGACTGGATTAGAGGCACTGAAAGTGATTCTGGTGTCGATGTAACGATCGAAAACGCTCTAGGCTACGCACCTGTATGGTATGCGGTAAGCAAGATTGCTGGTCACGTTGGGCAATTGTCGCTCAACCTTCATCGAAAGCTTGATCGTGGAAGCGAGCATGCTGATACGCATCCAGCATATCGATTGATGAAGGCTAGACCGAATGAGTTTCAGACAGCAATTTCGTTCAAAGAACAGTTAATGATGCATGCTCTTTTGACCGGCAACGGCAGGGCAGCAATTGTTCGCAAAGGCGGAGTGCCGGTAGAACTTATACCGCTTGTGCCTAACTGCACTCACACATGTTTGGTTGAAGGAAAGAAATGGCACATCGTAACTTGCAGCGATGATGATCGATGCGCATGGGTCGAAGGCGGCCCGACGAAGTTTAGAGACGGCAAGGTCTACAAAATACCAGATGAAGATGTATTGCACATTCCGGGTTTGAGCTACGACGGCTACGCTGGCAAAAGCCTCCTGACGATAGCTCGGAATTCTTTCGGTCTCGGCATCGCCGCAAGAAAAGCTTCTAGCCGTAGCTTTAAGAATGGGAGTCGGCCAGGTGTAATCATCGAATCACCTAAAGGGATGTTTAGAGATGACGAAGATGCAAAGCAGTTTATTACCCAGTTCAACGATTTCCATAGTGGCTTAGATAACGCTGGCAGAGCGGCTTTGATGCGTGAAGGAATGTCTGTGACAACATTGCAGATGTCTGCTGCCGATGCTCAGTGGATAGAGCAAAGGCGATTTGAGCGACAAGAAGCGGCATTGTTCTTTCTTCTAGAGTCGATACTCGGTGATGACTCGAGCGTCAGTTACAACTCGCTAGAGCAAAAGAACCTTGCGTACCTTTCTAACTGTCTAAACAAGTGGTTAGTCAAGTGGGAGCAAGAATGTGATCAGAAGCTAATTTCTGACCGAAACCAAAGGTCGCATTTCTTCAAGTTTGATGTCGATGAACTGCTAAGATCGGACGCAAGAACCAAGATGGAAACTTTGTCTGCCGGTATTGCTGCTAGGATCTACTCGCCAAATGAGGCAAGACTAAAACTAAGCATGAATCCTTATGAAGGCGGCGATGAGTACGCTAATCCTGCTATCACTCCGGGCAACGCTCTGACTACTGAAGATGTGCCGGACGAATCAGATGACATCGCTGAAGTTCAGGATTCAAATCGACTGGCTATCGTCGCCAGAATGAAGCACCTAATTGGTGTAGAGTCCAAGCGTGCAAGCGATTCTGCAAAACGGCATCCAGACTTTAACAACTGGGTTAATGCATGGTATCCGAAGTGGCAAAAGACTTTGGCTAAGGCAGTGGCAGAGTTCGGTGGAGACCAGCAAGTCGCGTCGGAATATTGTGCAAAGAACAAGTCTCAATTGCTCGATGTCGCTGGAACCGTCACCAAAGAAGGTTTGCCCGATGCAGTTGAAGAAGTCGTGAACAACTGGACAAACAAAGCTGAATGGCTCGCAGATTCTATTTTAAACGAGGGAAACTAAATGTTCGATGCAGACAAAGATCTAAGGATGATGCGAGTGTACGGCAATATTGGTTCGTACTTCGATAATGGAATCAGCGATGTAGACGTTATGAAAGCTCTCGACATGTTCGGTGGCGATGATATCGACATCTACATGAAGAGTGACGGTGGCGATGTGTTCGAGGGAATATCGATCTATAACCAACTGAAGAAGTATCCCGGCAAGGTTAAGGTAACCGTGGATAGCATTGCTGCATCTATCAGTTCTGTTATCGCAATGGGTGCTGATGAGCTAGTCATGGACGGCGAGCATTCCATGCTCATGATTCACAATCCATGGACAGCGGCGGTTGGAGACGCGAAAGAGTTTAGATCCGTAGCAGAACTGCTCGACAAAATTGGAGGCGAGATTGCATCGATCTATGCAAAGAAGAGCAGGAAAGACAAAGAGTACTTTCTTAACGTCATGAAGGAAGACAAGTACTACACCGCTTCCGAGGCACTTGCCGAAGGATTGGTTGATTCGATATCAGGATATGAAGATACCGAGGAAATGGAAGTTTACGAAGAAGTTATCTTCGCTGCTGCTAAGTACGATCACATTGACTTTAGTCCGCCCGAAGGTGTTCGTAAGGCAGCTGCGAAGGGTTTAGAAATGCGAGAAGAATATGGGCGTGGCGGCACAGAGGTTGGCGTAGCTCGTGCTCGTGATTTGAAAAACGGCAAAAACGTAAGCCCCGATACTGCTAAGAGAATGAAATCTTATTTTGCAAGGCATGAAGTAGACAAACAAGCAGAAGGTTTTAGTCCCGGCGAAGAAGGATATCCATCGGCTGGAAAAATCGCGTGGATGCTTTGGGGGTCGGACGCGGGCAAAGCATTTGCCAACAAGATCGTCGATCAAATGGATGCTGCCGATGCAAAGAAAGCAAAAGCAGCAACCTTGGCATCATTTGCAAAGAGGCGAGACGCACAAGATCGATTAAATCGTGCAAAACTTTCTTGACGCGATTTTTGGTATCTTTATATTTCAATGATCAAACGACAGTTCGCGAAAACTGATTCACTCGTTAGCGTCTCAGCCTCGTGATCGATCGTACAGAAAAATGTTTTTGTACTAACGGTCTGGGCTAGCTTTGCGCATGCTCCGACCAGTCCATCACTTGGAGGAGCACAATGCTCAAATCATCTAATGAAATCCGAGACGAGATCTCGGAACTGCGTATCAAGGCACAAGCAATCGTAGATGTAGCTAAAAGCGAAGAGCGAGAGCTATCTGACGACGAGCAAAAGTCTTTCGATCAGTTTGCTGACCAAGCCGATAATCTTGAGTCCGGCAAGTTGCAGAACGCAATCAAGCGTGAAGACCTAGAAGCTAAAGCACGCCAAGCATCGAAGTTGCAAGCTCGCGTAGAGCGTGGCGACATTGCATTTGGTGACGCACCAGAAGTTGCTGCGAAGCAAGTTGTGGTTCCTGCCCGTGCTCAGTCGTCTAGAGCACTTCGTTGCTACGACAATCAGCGAGATGCTTACGTTGCTGGTAACGTCATCTTGGCTGGCTTGTTCGGAAGCGAGAGTGCTGCACGGTTCTGTGATTCGCATGGATTGAAGATCCGCAACTCCCAGAACGAAGGCAGCAACGCCAAAGGTGGCTTCCTCGTCCCAGACGAAATGGAGCGATCTTTGGTTCGTCTTCGCGAAGAGCGAGGCGTTTTCCCACGATATGCTCGCAACTATCCGATGGCTAGCGACAGCGTATTTGTCCCTCGAGACATTGCTGACGTATCGGCATACTGGGTTGGCGAAGAAAGTGCAATCACCGAATCCGACAAGGACATCGGTGGTGCAGAACTGATCGCCAAAAAGATTGCTTGCCTCACCAAAGTCTCGAGCGAGCTTGACGAAGATTCTGTCGTTGACGTTGCTGAAATGATCACTCGATCCATGGCTTATGCTATGGCTGACAAGATCGATGAAGCAGGTTTCAATGGCGATGGATCTAGTGCATACGGTGGTGTGACTGGTCTGAAAAACGCTCTGAATGCAGCTGCAATTCAAGATGCTGTTTCCGGCAACGTCGGTGCAAGCACTCTTGATCTTGCTGACTTCGAGAAC